GAGTATAAGACAGAGGACTTGAAGAGTACTTTGCTTTCTATGAATGAGCTAGTGAGGTTCTATGACAGAAGTGCTAGTAGAGATTGGGAGGATATCCGAATCGCTATGGAAGAAATGCACTTACTAGATGGTATCAACATCTTTATCATTGACCCGCTCACTGCATTGGTTAGTCGTTATGCTAGTAGTGAAGCTAATGATAAACTGAACGAAATAATGACAGACATGAGCGACTTCGTTATGAAGTACCCTGTATCTGTATTCTTATACAGTCATGTTAACCCTAAACAGAAGGGTAGCAAGTCACATGAGGCTGGTGGCAAGGTTTATAGCCATGAGTTTACAGGTAGCCGCGCTATGGAGAAATGGGCGCACTACGGACACGGTATTAGCAGGGATAGAACAGAGGATTGTCCTGATGACAGAAAGAATATGTCAGAGTTTCGTATGTTATTTGACAGAGACTTTGGACAGAGTTATAGTTGTGATGTGTACTTTGATGAGAAGACCATTACTTACTTAGAACCTAGGAGATTTTAGATGATGAAAATTTACGTACTAACAACAACAATAATGGATCATGATGAACACGGACAATACTTTGTAACAACATTTAAACTTAAACCAACAGAGCAAGATTTAATAGCCGCTGTCGATATTACAGTTGAAATGGCAGAAGCACTGGTTCGTACAGGCCATTCAGAGACTTGGGGGTGGAAAGACTACTCACTAAGGGAGATACTAATATGAGCGAGATTGTTTTTGACATTGAAGCTAATGGCTTAAACCCTGATAAGATACATTGTATGGTAGCTAATGGTAAGCAGGTAGATAAAGACTTCTTTGTCAGTCTAACTGAGAATGATTACCTTATAGGCCACAACATTATTAGATATGACATTCAAGTCTTAGAACGTATCTTAGGTATTAAGATTAAAGCTAAGTTAGTAGACACACTAGCACTTAGCTGGTACTTATATCCAGAGCGTAACAAGCATGGTCTAGCCGAGTGGGGTATCGAGTTTGGAATACCTAAGCCAGTTATTGATGATTGGGACAACCTAAGTCCAGAGGAGTATTTACATAGGTGTAGTGAGGATGTACGTATTAACACAATGCTCTGGGATAGACAGAAAGCATACTTAACTGAGCTATATGGGGTTGATGGGTATTGGGATTTGATAGAGTACCTTGGCTTTAAGATGCGCTGTGCAATGCTACAAGAGCAGCACAAGTGGAAGCTTAATGTTATAGGTGCAGAGGAGTTGCTGTTAGAGCTTACTGAGAAGCAGCAGGAGGCTTTCAATTCTCTTCAAGGGGTAATGCCAGAGGTACAGCAGTATAAGAAGGTTAGTCGACCAGCCAAGCCGTTTAAAATGGATAGGACATTATCTGCACATGGTGTTAGATGGAAAAATACCTGTGATACACATGATATTGACTTTGATAGTGAGGATGAGTATAAAGTACCAAGCGGTTTCAAACCACCTAATGCAGGTGCGCCACAGCAGGTTAAAACTTGGTTGTTCAGTCTAGGTTGGAGTCCAACGACCTTTAAGTATGTATCTGATGGTGAAGATGAGAATGGTAGGCGTAAGGAGCGAGCCATACCACAAGTTAAGAAGGGTGATGACCTATGCCCTAGCATTAAGAAGATGGTTAAGAAGTACCCAGAGCTTAAGTACCTTGAGGAGTTGGGTGTTATCTCACACAGAAAGAGCTTGGTTGTGGGCTTCTTAAAGAATGTGGATGAGGAGGGCTATGTAATAGCAGGGATACAAGGTCTTACTAACACGCTACGATTTAAACATGCTGTCTGTCTTAACATACCAAGCACAAGAGCGCCGTATGGTAGAGCGATTAGAAGTTTACTTCAGGCCACACCAGGAAATGACTTGTGTGGTTCTGATATGAGCAGCTTAGAGGATAGAACAAAGCAACACTACATGATGCCTCATGACCCAAAGTATGTAGCTGACATGAATAAGAAGGGGTTCGACCCGCACCTTGACATTGCTATAGAGGCTGGCTTCTTAACTAAACTACAGGCCAATGCTTACAAAGCAAAGGACTTCAATAAGGATAGTGAGGCTTTCCTGTCAGCACAGAGGCACAAGGGTAAGACTACAAACTATGCTAGTACATATGGTGCTGGTGCAGCAACAATAGCAAGAGGAGCAGAGGCAACGCTAGTAGAGGGTAAGGCTTTACATAAGGCCTACTGGGATAGGAATTGGAGTATCAAAGCTATCGCTGACGAACAGATAACCAAGACGCTTAACGGCATGATGTGGTTGTACAATCCAGTGAGTAAGTTCTGGTATGAGTTGAGGAGTAAGAAGGATATCTTTAGCACACTGAACCAAAGCACTGCAACATACTGCTTTGATATGTGGGTGAAGGAAATACTTAAGAGGCCAGTGAGGTTAGTAGGTCAGTTTCATGATGAGGTAGTACTGGATGTGGCTGCGCATTATCGCACTGGTATTACAAAGTACCTTAAGTCTTGTGTTAGTCAGGTAAATAAAAACCTTAAGCTTAACAGAGACTTGGATGTAGATGTAGATTTTGGGGAGAATTATTCAGAGATACATTAAGAAATAACTTGACAATATTTGAAAGTATGATATACTAGATGTCTTCTTTAATGAAGCTTATAACAACAATAGGATATAAATTAACATGGCTATTAAACGATTAGCAACACCAGCAACTTCCTCTACTGCTGTAGAGATTCCTAACCTTAAAGCTGGACAGTACATGGGTCGCCTACGATACGTAGCTGATTTGGGTATGCAAGTACGTACACCTTTCCAGAAGGGTGACCCTGAACGACCTGATTGCCAACAGTTGAGCTTGGGCATTGAGGTTATAGGTGAGACTGTAGAGATTGATGGTGAGGTAGTGCCGCGCTTGTTATGGATGGCTCCATTCAACGTGTTCCACAACATGACACCACGTGGTAAAGAGCTACAACTGTTCAAAGTCTTTGATGTAGATGCAGTAGAAGATACAGTTGCAGACTGGGATGCAGTAATCAACGGTTGTTGTACTGTTACTACGGTAGTTAACCAAGGTAAGGGTGCTAATGCAGACCGTAGCTTTACTAACATCAAGGGTATCACACCAATCATGGAGAGCTTTAAGTCTCAAGTGGGTGAGGGTTTGATTACTGATGGTTGTACTGGTGATTGTGAAGATGATGATAACCCAGCACAAGCAAGAATGTATGGCTTACCAGAGAGCCTACATGCTAAACGGGTAACACAGTCCTTGCCTACACCAGAGCCTATGCCTGAGATGGCAGAAGAAGAAGACTTACCCTTCTAATGGAGTTGCTGATAGATGGTGATGTTATTGTCTATCGTATCGGCTTTGCTACACAGCACAAGGACGAGGATGGGGAGGTTGTGGCTGACCCCCTAGCCTATGCCCTTCACAGTGTCAAAGTGTACATCAACGGTATGATTAAAAAGACTGGGGCTAGCAAGTCTCGGTTGTTCTTAACTGGAAAGGGAAACTTTAGGCTTACAGTAGACAGTGAGTATAAAGCTAACAGGAAGGGTACTGCTAAACCTATTCACTACCAAGCTATCAGAGATTATATGGTAAAACATCTAGGCGCTGAGATGATTGAGGGTATGGAGGCTGATGATGCTCTTGCCCTCAACCAGACAAGTGATACCATGATAGCTACTATTGATAAGGACTTGTTGATGGTGGCTGGTGAGCATTACAACTTCAACACTGGTGAGTTTAAGACAATAACTCTAGAAGAGGGTACTCACTGGTTCTATATGCAGATGTTAATGGGAGATAAAGTTGATAACATTATCGGAATTAAAGGTATTGGTAAAGTCAAAGCTGCGAAGATACTACTTGAGAGCGAGGATTGGGATGCTACTGTGGAGAGTAGATACAAAGATTTCTTCGGTGACGGATGGTACCAACGTATGGTACAGAATACGCAGCTACTGTGGATGCTTCAGAAAGATGTAAGGATGCCAATGGATATTAGAGGGGATTATGATGACTAGAGAAGAAAAGGCAGCTTACAACAAGGCTTATAGAGCAGCTAATAGGGAAACGGTATTAGCTTGCAAGAGGGCTTATAGAGAAGCTAATAAAGAAAAGATATCAGCCAGAGCGGCTATATACCGCAAAGCTAATAGAGAAAAGAGGAAGGCTTACAAGGTTGCTTACTACCAAGCTAACCCAGAGAGGAAGAAGGCTCATAAAGCAGTAACTAATGCAATTAAGAGCGGGAAGTTAGTCAGGCTACCTTGTAGTGAGTGTGGAGAAACCAAGACAGAGGCACACCACTATGCTTATGACATGCTACTAGATGTTATTTGGTTATGTAGTAAGCACCATGCGCAATTACACAAGGAGCATAGGGAGTATGAACAACTACCGCAGCAAGTTTGAGGAGCGAGTTGCTAAGGACTTAGGTGAGTTTGAGTATGAGAGTACCACACTGATGTATAACAAACGCACGACACGTAAGATGGAGTGTCTAGATTGTGGCTCGTCTCATGTGTTACAAAAGGCCAAGTATCTAACCGATTTCAAGCTACCTAACGGTATATACATCGAAGCTAAAGGGTGGTTCAAGCCAAGTGACAGGACGAAAATGGAGAGTGTTATCAAATGTCATCCTGAGTTAGACATACGCATGCTCTTTCAAAAGGATGGTTGGTGCAACAAAGCTAAGACGTTAAAGTATTCGCAATGGTGCGACAAGCGTAAAATCAAATGGGCTGTAGGTAAGGTTCCTATTGAGTGGAGAAAGGGGTATGCGGAACATGACTAAACATTGTTACAAGTGTGGTGCAGAGGAGCCAGAGTATGAGGTAGTTGGGTATCTTAGAAATTGTCTTGAGTGTGGTGGCAAGGAGAGCGTTATGGAAGTTACAGAGATACTTGATTACATGAACGAGCAAAGCCTACGTGGTTTGATTAACACTAAGCTAGTAGAGGACTGCATTGATGAAGAGTACAACGAGCTAGAGTTAGACTTCAACAGTGACAACTATGCCTTGGCTGAAGCTGATGCCATGAATGATTACCTTGATGACCTAGAGGAGGACGTATGAACAACGATACTTTAGTTATAGCAGACACACAGGTTGATAACAACTCTCCAACAGAACATCTGGAGGCGCTTAGTCGATACATCTGGAAGCACAAGCCTGCTAACATCGTTCACATTGGAGACCATTGGGACTTCCCAAGCTTAAGTAGCTACAGTTCAAACCTAGAGGGGGAGAATCGTAGGCTGTATGATGACCTACAAGGTGGCTTTGATGCCTTTAAGCTTATCATGGCTGAGACAGACCGTGGCAACCGGGTGGGTAAGAAGAAGAAGTACGTACCCAATAAGCAATTTGTAATGGGCAACCATGAGAATAGATTGTCTAGGTTTATAGCCCAACATCCTATCTTAGAGGGCTGCTTTGATTTAGATAGCTTCATTAAGAGCCAAGGGTGGAATGTTAACTCTTACTTAGAACCTTGTTGGATTGATGGCATATGTTATATTCATTATCTTCCTAACCCTATGTCGGGTAAGGCAGTTGGTGGTAGTGTAGAGAATAAGCTAAACAAGTTTCCTCACAGCTTTGTTCACGGACACCAACAACAGTATCAGTTTGCACGTAGACAGAACATGGCAGGTACACCACACCTAGGAGTATGTGCTGGCTCTTTCTATATGCACGATGAGGACTACAGAGGCTCTCAGAATACAGAGATTAGAGGCTTTGTTCATCTAAAATCTTTTACTAACCGCTATGATAAACTTGACCACGATGTAGAGTTTGTTAGCTTAGAACGATTACTTAAACAATACGGGTAGCCCTATGGAAATTCATGAAATGACAGAAGAAGATGAAGACCAGTTAAGACGGTTGGGTAGGTATGACCTACTAGATGTTCTAAACGAGCCACACAAAAGCCCTGCTGATAGGCAAGTTGACGGTAGTCCCTGTCTATATTGTTATCCTCATCACGAAAGTCCATCGGATAAACAAGTTGGCGGTAGTCACTACAAGAAGCACAGCATACAGCCGTGGGATATCATCGATGGATACAAGTTGGGATTTTATGAGGGTAATGTATTGAAGTATCTACTACGTGATAAAGGTAATAAGAAAGAGGACTTAGAGAAAGCAGTTCATTACTTGGAAAAGATTATCGAGGGGTTAGACTAATGACAAAACGTACTGTAAGGTTGCAGGAAGTGTGGGAGATACAGGTCTGCGATAATAACCTTGGGGCTTTTGCTACATACAGTAGCTTCCAAGATGAGGAGATGGCTAACTTAGCCTTCTCTAGTTTCAGAGTAAGGCTTGTTCAGAAGTCACTTGTTGAATTAGGAGAGAAGTAATGGAAGGTTTATTAGAATCGTATGAATACTCTCGTCTTATCGTGTCGTGGCATTATGACCGCAACCTTATAGGTGGTTCAACGGACAAAGACCAGTTCCTTAAGCTGATGCAAGAGTGTGGGGAGCTATCAGATAACATCTGCAAAAGTAACAACTTTGATATCGCAGATGACATTGGAGATATTATGGTAGTGTTGATTAACATTGCAGAGCGCAATGGCTTATCATTAGAGCAATGCTTAAGTGTTGCATATAATGACATCAAAGACCGCAAGGGTATTATGGTTGATGGTATCTTTGTTAAAGAGGGTGGTTAAGTGGAGTGGCCTACTGAAGAAGAGCGTATAAACATCATAGGCCAGAACGGTAATGATGGTCTTCACTATGAGGAGGATTGTGAGGTAGCCTTACGCATCTTAACTGACCTACTGTACCATCTACAAGATGTAGAGAAGCACAAGGATGTGACAGAGCAAAGGCGTGGGGTCTTGTGGCTCTTAGTAAAACTTGAAGAGGGGATGGAAAACAATGGATAAAGAGCCAGAGAGATTTAGCTGGGAGTTATACCCGTTTCGTATTGATAGTTATGGTAACTGGATATCGTTTGGTTATCCTATCCTAGGGGGTTGGCTACCCTACCTAGCCTTTAAGAGTAGTGTTGAGATAGTTGGGGATGGTGAAGTTAAAAGTACAATGCAGTATGTAATTGCTGAGTGGTTTATCAGGGGCTATGTGGTAGTTTATAAAGTAAGAGAAGAATATATAGGGGAATAATATGATAGAGGCTCAACTGTTAGAAACAAAGACAACGTATACCATAGACTATCCACAAGCGATTGATTATGCAGAAGCCCAGCAGGATATCTTCTGGACAGCTAACGAGATAGACATGGAGAAAGATTTACATGGGTTAAAGACAGACCTAACCAAGGCAGAGTATCATGCTGTTACTGAGAGCCTGAAGCTGTTTACACTGTACGAATTGAAGGTGGGCGACTACTGGTTAGATTATGTATTCAAGACCTTTAAACGGCCTGACATTCAGCGCATGGCTAGTGTCTTTGGCTTCTTTGAGTTGAATGTACATGCTCCATTTTACAATAAAATTAACGAAGTCCTTGGCCTAAACACTGATGAGTTCTATAACTCTTACAAACAAGACAAAGAGTTGAAGACTAGAATGGATTGGCTGGACGATGAGTTTGGTGATGACCCACTGTATAACGTAGGGTTAGCTTCTATGATAGAGGGAGCTATACTGTACAGTAACTTTGCTTTCTTCAAACACTTTCAAGCACTAGGTAAGAATAAGTTAACTAACCTATGTGCTGGTATTAACTTCTCTGTCCGGGATGAGAACCTACACAGTGAAGCAGGGTCTTGGCTATACAAGACATTACTAGAAGAGAGTGGTGAACCACCAGAGAGGTATGAGGGTAAGTTTAAAGAGGCTGGCACTCAGATTTACAAACATGAGTGTAAGATTATTGACATGCTATTCAGTGAGGGTACGATTAAGGGTATCACTGCTGAACAGATGAAGCACTTTGTACAGAGTCGAATCAATCTGGTGCTAAGTCAGTTAGGTGTCGAGCCTTTGTTTGAAGTTAGCCGTGATGTGATTGGTAAGTGGTTCTATAAGAACATAGCTGATGGAGCGTTCCATGACTTCTTCCATAAGCAAGGTAACAACTATAACAGAGATTGGATAGAGGAGAGGTTCACATGGTGAAGTCAATATACGAATGGCTCTTCTTTAGTAAGGCCAGAAGGGAGTGGGAGAAGGAGGAGGCTGAATCTTTTAAACTATGGAGGACTAAAGACTACCCAGAAGGTGTGGCTGAGTACAACAGGCTAGTTGCCAAAGGCTTAGAAGAAAATAGGAAGTGGCTTGAGAAGATTATTAAGGGGTCGGTAGATGACTAAATCAATATACAAAGAGTTAAGTGAAGAGCGTAAGCAACTACAAGAAGTAGGGCTACTACCTGAGTGGGTGACGACACCCTCTTGGCAACTATTAAAAGGAAAGTATACAACAGATGATTGTCCTGATTTGTATAGTATTTATAAGCGTATTAGTATCTCTGCTGCTAGCCACATGGGCAGCGAAAGGGAACATTACGAGAGAGTCTTTTTCAATCTATTATGGAGGGGATGGCTGGCTTGTAGCACTCCTGTCTTGGCTAATATGGGTACAACTCGCGGTTGTCCAGTTAGTTGTTCTGGGAATTTTGTAGGGGATAGTGTATATGAGTTCTATGAATCACAAAAAGAAATCGCGGTTCTCACCAAAAACGGGTTCGGGACATCGAGTTACTTGGGAGGAATACGGGAAAGAGGAAGCAAGATTAGCTCAGGTGGCCTTGCTTCAGGCACACTACCTGTCCTTAAAGACTTCATCCAACTCAGCCGAGACGTTAGCCAAGGAAACACAAGACGAGGAGCATGGGCAGGGTACATTGAAATAGAACATGGAGACTTCTGGGAGATAGCTGTATACCTTCAGAATAATCCTGATGACTTTAACCTAGGCTGGATAGTTAGTGACAAGTTCATTGAAGACTTAGACAATGGGGATGAGGAAGCAGTTAAACGATACAAGAAAGCTATGAAGGTTAAGATGTTAACTGGTAAGGGCTACTTCTTTTTTACAGATAAGGTACATGAACAACAACCACAA